GGCCCCCTAGGGGGCCCTGGGCGCAGTGCAATACATCCGGTTCCTATGGCTGCTTAGCTGTTGGAACACGATTCGGGGGAGTACCCCCGAGGACATAAGGAGCTCTGGTGCCGTTACCATTCCAGGATAATCCTACCATGCGTACTAGGCATCGCCCATTGTTCCCTAAGGGAACAAGACGCGGCGTCTTGTACACTGGTAGTATCGGTTTGCGACCCCCGTATGGCTTTCTAGCCAATACGAGTACCGCGAACTGGGATTATCCTCGTCTGAACGGGTCACAGATCACTGTGTCCGAAAGCCATCCCGCCTGGAAGAAGCGAAAGAGTAACACTCGCTTTTCCGGGGATATTGGCGGTGACTTCTTTACCCAGAAACGTTATGTCGAGGGGCCTTATGCCTCCGATTATAAAGTTGCTGGTTCAAAGACAGTCGACGTCAATGGTGTGCCTGACCATATGAATTTCTTTTCATATAGTGGGGCCATGATGCCTATTGATCCGGCATTCATGTCCTTTCCAGCTTTCCCAGTTACCAGTCTTGGTAACTTGGATGCGCTGGGCAGCACAGCTATTGCGCGGGTAAAACCAACCAATAGTGTCGCCGAGCTCTCAACCTTTCTCGGAGAGACCCTTCGGGACGGATTACCGAAATTAATTGGTAATTCGTTCTGGAAGGATAAAACGTTAACGGCTAAGAAAGTCGGTAACGAATATCTCAATGAGAAATTTGGTTGGGAGCCCATGATGCGAGACATGCGTGATATCGCGTCTGCGATATACCATGCTACCGAAGTCATTCGGCAGTATGAGCGTGACTCGGGTCGTGTTGTGCGACGACGGTATAGCTTTCCACCTATCAGTTCCGAGACGAGTAGTCTAATCAGAGACGGAACGAACGCGTATGCGATCGGGCCGATTTACTCTGATATGACTAACTCTGTCATTCGGAACCAGGGCAAGGTTTACCTTAAGCAAACAGTTGAGATTCGACGCTGGTTTTCTGGTGCATTCACCTACTATCTTCCCCCTTCGGGGACTATAGCTGGTGATGCCGCCAGAGCCAAGAAACTTCTTGGCACCGGCCTCGATCCCGAGACTGTTTGGAACCTTACCCCCTGGAGCTGGGCCACTGATTGGTTTGCAAATACGGGAGATGTTATTTCAAATCTCTCAGATTTTGCAATTAGTGGCCTGGTGTTGAAATATGGGTATGTGATGGAGCATTCCATCGCTCGTAATACCTATGTTTACTCTGGTCCCACAGGATATGCGGGATCCACAGTCCCTCCGATCGTATCTTTGGTTTCTGAAACAAAGATACGTAAGAGAGCAACACCCTTCGGGTTCGGACTCAATTGGGCTGACTTCTCGCCAACCCAGTTATCCATTGCTGCTGCGCTCGGCTTAAGCCGGACAAAACAGTAGATGAATGTATTGCGTCTAAACGCCAAATGGGAGCTCCATGCTCCTAGGAGAGATGCCTATGTCATTTACCGATCCCCAGTCCATCACCATTTCGGGTACGGCGATCTCTATGCCTCTCACTTCGCGTGAGGGGGATGAGACCGTCTACTCGTCAGGTGACGGCCTGAATCGCCTCTCTGTGTCTCACTCTGAGACAAAGCAGGGGCGTCACAGGCGTGTTCTGAGGTTCGACACGAAGAAGGTCGCAGCGGATCCGTATAAGCCCGCCGAGAATGTCGATGTTGCCACAGCAGTTTATGTGGTCTTCGACATTCCTAAGGCTGGCTTTACGCCCACTGAGATGAAGGCAATTTGGGACGGCTATGCCGCCCTCACTGCCGCTTCTTCCGGAGTTGCCATCACAAAGCTACTCGCCGGCGAGTCCTGAGAGGGACTCGTAGGGGAGTGCATTCTGATGATACTCCGCCTAGAGATAGACGACATCCTTGCGAGACTCCTCTTGATAGAGGAGTTCGCACGGATCGTCGTTCTTCCGTTCAGAATTTCGGAAGGAGGTCGTCTGATATTGATCCAGCCAAGACAGCAACCAATAGGTTTGTTGTCTTAACTGCGGTCATTGTCAACGCCATCTATCTTGCGGGTGACGCCATTTTGTTTGGGTCGCAGCATCACTGCTGATGCCCCAACATAATGGAGTAAATAAAACGCAGGTTCATGTAATTTGGTGTCCCCCTTGTTCTGATGAACGAGGGGTCCTCCAGATTACAGTGCGTCTAGGCAAACGTTTAGGCGTTCGCGAACATCTAGCTTTTCAGTCCCTTTTAGCTTCTATCAAGAAGCTTCAGGATACTGTTCGCTGGACATAAGCGAGCCTTCGCTGACGTAGGCTACGGATCGTTTACCCCCTATTAAAGGAGGGAACGTGAAAAGCCTAATGTCTCTCTGGTCCTGCGTAGCGGATGAACTAGCTACGCGATGCTGCACTAGCGCCACGCGTGACAAAACAACTGTCATGCGTCGGACCGAACACGAGGGGTTATCGTTTCTTGCGATAACCCTGGCGGACTTTGGAAAAGCTACCCAAAAGTGGCTTGACCAAGGTTTCGTCGTCCCTTCCGACGTTCCCTCATTTAAGAGGCAACGTCATACTGGTCTCCCTGCTTTCATGCAAGGTTTCCTTGGACGTGTGTTCGATCCTGCTAGTGGTGTGTTGCTGGACGATCCATGCATCGAGACAATCTATGCTATTCGTCAGCTTACGCTGATGTTTAGCAAGATTGCCCTCCCCTCCACTTCCTTATCAAGGAAGGGGAAGCAGGGAAACAACCGTCAGGTTGTTTCTCCTGAACGGGAGAGGCAAGCGATGCGTGAATATGTTCAGTGTGAGAAGGATGTCAAGGACTCAGACAAAAGGTTGGATCCTCAGTACCTCGAGGATTTTGCCCGTATGTCTGAGTTGCTATATGGAGATATGTTTGCCAAAGTAGATAGAGATGTCTACTGGGCAAGATGTATCCCAAAGCATGGTCCAGGCGCTGTCGCAGATCGACTTAGCAGTAATGCTAAGTGGAATCTGCGATCCTGGACTGCTCGTCTTCAGACGGTATTTCCGGCTGAAGAGTTTCTTATTCCTAATCCTTCCTTTCGGGAGGAAATGAATGAGGAGCTTGACATCCTCGAACCCGGTTCTGAATTACCCGTTAGGGTAATCACAGTTCCTAAAACGCTCAAAACCCCACGGATCATCGCTATTGAACCGGCTGCTATGCAATATACACAGCAGTCGATTTTGCGATGTCTCCTAAGTGCGATTCGAGAGGATGGTTTCCTCTCCCGCACGATCGGTTTCGATGATCAAGAGCCTAATAGGGCTCTTGCTCTCGAGGGATCACTCAGCGGTGATCTCGCCACACTCGATTTGAGTGAGGCTTCCGACCGGGTTTCGAATCAGCACGTACTAGCCATGATGCAGAACTATCCGCATTTGTCTGCGGCAGTTCAGGCATCTAGGTCTAGGAAGGCTGACGTTCCTGGCCAAGGCGTTCTTCGTCTAGCCAAGTTCGCGTCTATGGGTTCAGCTCTCTGCTTTCCCGTGGAGGCCATGGCCTTTTTGGTCATGATCTTCCTAGGGATAGAAAGAGATCTCAACACATCACTTTCCCGGAAACAGATAGTAAATCTGTTTTCCGGGCGGGTGCGTGTCTTCGGGGACGACCTTGTCGTTCCCAGAGACCACGTGCTGTCCGTCGTCGATGAACTACATACTTTTGGGTATGTAGTTAACGTCGGCAAGTCTTACTGGACCGGAAGGTTCAGAGAGTCTTGTGGACGGGAGTATTACGATGGCCATGACGTGTCTATCGTCAAGGTCAGACAGGTACTCCCCCTGCGACGGCAGGATGCTGATGGGGTTATTGCTGCTACCAGTCTTCGAAACCAGCTTTATTGGGCTGGTCTCTGGAAAGGGGCAGCTTGGATGGATAACTACATGAGGCACATACTTCGGTATTGGCCAAATGTGGCTCCATCCTCCCCGTTGTTGGGCAGGGAATCTGCTCTTGGATATGAATTCCAAGGGCTGAATCCAAACACTCACAGCCCACTAACCAAGGGCTATTACGTGAGTGCCAAATCCCCTCTAGATCTTCTAGATGGGACTGGTGCCCTCCTCAAGTGTCTCGTACAAGGCATCCGTGAGGATGATCTTGTCTTTGACGTGAGGCAGAAGCGCTATGCTTCTGTTTCGCTGAGCGTCAATGCAGAGCACTTGGAGCGTTCTGGACGCCCCGAGCGCGTTAGCATCAAGCTCGGGCGGAGGTCTCCTTTCTAACGAGAGGGACCGGGGGCGTAATCGGTCTAGCCTTAGACAATAAGCTAGAACGGCCCCTGTGGGAGATGTCGATGACATCCCCACTCTTAGGACCAGATATTAGTCTGATCCAACAGAGTGGTTAGGGTCAAGAACCCTAG